ATTGCCTCGTCGATCGGCATGGCTCCACTGCCGATGAGGGAGCCGAGAGCTGTAGCCGCCTCGTCGCGAGTCCCGCCTCCGGTTCGGACGGCCGCGCCAATGGCAGCGTTCAGGGTCTGCTTGCCTGCGATGCGGCCGGCAGCGTCGCGGTCGGCGTAGGCGGTGTTGGCCATGTGCGCCAGGCGCAGGCTGTACTCCATCGGCGCGCGCAGCATGCGGTCGGCCGCATAGCCGCCTGCGGCCACGCCGGCGCCGATGTTGGCGGTGGTCTGCATGGCCCTGCCCGCACCCTCGGCGGCCTTGCGCACGTCCTGGTAGCGCTGGGCCAGTACCACCAGGCGGTCGGCGTGGTCGCGGGCGGCGCGGCTGCCCACCGAGAGCGCGCGGACAATCACGCGCTCCATCATGCTGGCTTCGGCGCCGGTCCTGGCCAGCGCATCGCGCACGCGCTTCTGGGCTTCCACCAGCGCCTGCTCGTCGCGCCGGGTCTGCGACGCAATGTCGCTGACCAGGTTGATGATGTACCGCAGCCGCAGCTCGCGCATGGTGTCTTTCGGTCAGCTCGGGTTGCGCTTACTGCTGATCAGCCGCCCCAACTCGAGCGCCATCGCAGGCAGCCGGGCCTTGGGAAGGCTTTCCAGCGTAGTCGGCGAGCAGTGCAGGGCCAGGCAGAGACTCAGGATCAGCCGATCCCACTGCCTCAACCTGGCCCCCGGGCTGTGGGGCGCTGGGCGGCTGCGCCTTGCCGCTGACCAGCGCATCGAACTCGGCCTGCGTGACAGCGCCGTAGCGCACCTGCGCCGCCATTTCGATCAGGAAGACACGCTGCTCGATCAAGCCCAGGTCGTGATTGCTCAGCCGGCCGAAGAGGTCCAGGTCGATGCTCGGCCCTTCGAGCTTCAGGCCATCGCACTCCAGGCGCTCGATGTGCAGCATCGTCAGCGCGTAACGGAAGTCCGCCTCGCTCGACAGCAGCTTGGGCACGCCGGCCACGTTCACCACCCGCTCGGACATGCGCACCGCGGCACGCTCGTCGCCAACGCTGGTCTCGCGCAAGTGCACCTGGCGGTAGCGCAGCGTCTTGCCTTCGCTTTTCACGGCAATTCCGTCGACGAGCGTCAGGCGGAAGAGATCGTCGATGTCCTTCATGCCCAGGGCTCCAGTCGCGGCAGCACCTGCAGCACCGCGTCGACGCTCGGCGGCAGGTTCTCGTCGTTGATCACTGCCAAGGCTGCCGCCCAGACGCGAGAGCGGTATGCCCGCAGGTGCAAGCCATCGGCCTGGAAGGCAGGAACGGCCGGCTCGTCGGCGTAGCTCACGGCGCTCTGCATGCTGCTGTAGCCATGCTCGCGCGCTACCGCGTCGAGGAACTGCTGCACCCGCCTCTTGACCGCATCGCGCAGCGCCTCGATGCCTGGAGCCGGTGGCTCGATGGCCACTGGCGCGCCGTCTGGCCCAGCCTCGATGCGTTTGCCTGCGGACTGCGCAGCCAGCAGCTCGCCGTGCAGCTCGGCCGAGATGAGGTGCGCGTTCAGGGGCGGCTCCCCATGGACGGCCTCGCAACAAAACGCCTTGGTGTTCGCATCGAACCAGATTCGCATGGTCATCGTCCTTGGGCAGCTCTCAGCGCCCGAGCGTCAGATAGTTGAAGCCGTGCACCACCGGGTCGCCGTTGCCCGGCCACTGGGTACTGACGGTGAAGCCCGTTGTGCTCTTGCTCACCAGCGAGAGGTGCGTGTCGGCCACGCCGTCCAGCCCCGCGTTCAGGATCTGCGTCAGCACCCCGAAGCACGCGTTCGGGTACGCCAACGGGAAGGTCAGCGACACCTGCGCTTCCGTCACCGTCGTCGCAACGATGTCCGGCGTGTACGTACCCCATTGCAAGATCAGGCCACCCGGCAGCTTTTGCCAGCCGTTGGCGGCCAAGCTCTGGTTCGCCCCCGTGAAGGCCGAAAGCGGCGTGCCCAGAGCCTGGATCGCCAGGCTCACGCGGTTGTACGTGTTCGGGTCGGCCGGGTTGAAGTTGGCAGCGCTCACGCCCGCGTCCGCCAGCACGCGCATCAGGCTCCAGATCAGCTGGTTGATGTCCTGGGCCGTGAGGACGGTGGTCAGCGGCGCGCTGTCCGTATGCAGCGCGTTGCCGGTGCCGGGGTGGATGGCGCGATCGGGCGACTGGGTGAAGTTCATGAACGGCTCTCTCGTAGAGTGCTGGTGGCGTGCAGAGCGTGGCCCGACGTGTGCTACACGGCTACGGTCCCGGCGGGCCAGGCGTCTGCACGCGCGATCGATGGGGGTGCCGGCGGCGGCACGATCTGGCCCGAGTCGGCGATCACCATGTCGTCGAAGCCGAAAACATCGTTGTTCAAGCCCGAGGTGTTGCTGAAGCTGATGCGGGTGTAGGTCTTGGCCGAATCGACGAAGCCCCAGAAGAGCAGCGCCGCGTTCGGACTGGGCTGCGTGTGCGCCACGGGCAAAACTGTGTCCGCCCCTTGCGTGTCGCGCAGCGTGACGATCAGCCGGCCGTTGAAGTCGCCGACGTCGGTGCCGTAGAAGCCGAAGGCGGCGATCGGCTGCGCGAAGTCGATGGAGAACAACCCGCCAGCCCCATTGCTGCGCCACCACGCCTCGATCCCGCCATCCGGCGGGGATGTGTTGAAGCGGCCCGCGATGTTCGATGCCTCGATCTTGCCATCGCCCTGAATCGTGGCCAAGATGTCGCCTGAGGAGCCGGTGAACAAGATGTCCAGGGGGGCCGCGTCGCCGACCACGTACCCGGAGAACGGCTCCGAGTAGATGCTGCCCTGAAGCGCAGCGAGGAACGCGGCGCGCGCCGCCACTGGCGCCCCCGTCACCTGGAAAAGGGCGTTCGTGTTCTCAGCAAAGTACACGGTCAGCGTCATACGACCACCACGTTGATCGAATAGCGCGCCGGCACCACGGCTTCGAGCGCACATGCAAGCTCGCCGACTGCCGGGTTGCGATCCACCAGCCGGGCGCCGATGCGCCGGCCGACGCGCAGGGGCGTGTTGGTGCCTGTGACCGTGATCCACAGTTTGCCGTCGTTGGCACCCAGCCTTCGGCCGACTCGATGCCGCCCCACGCGGAACGGCGTGTGATAGGCCACCGTCGCAGCAAAGCCCAGCGCCGCACAGTAGGCCGCGATGCTGCCCAGCGCCGCCGGGCTGGAGTCCGCGTAGACGCCCGCGTAGCCACGCAGCCTGGCCAGCAAGGACGCGCGGCGCTCTTCGGTGCTCTGCATGGGTCCGAAGCACGCATCCGGCAGCCCGCAGGACAGCTCCCACTCGCCCAGCCGCGTTCGCGTGTGCTGTGGCAGCCACTCGACGGCGCTTTGCTGGATGTACGCGTGCAGCTCTTCGTGCGACGCGGCCAAGCCGGCCAGCAGCCGCATCCAGACGCTGCCGCTCTCGCGCGGCCATGCCCAGCCCATGGGCAGCAGCTCCGCGAGCGCCTGGTGGAAGCGCCCGTTCATGCGAAGGCCACCGAGCCGAGCGTCAGCAGGTGCGCGAAAGACGGCACCGTGAAGAAGCCGCCGCTCACGATGGTCGGGCTCTGGATGGTGAAGTTGTACTCACCCACCACGCCGCTGATCTCCGCGTTCACGTGGCTCTGCGGCAGACTCTGCCCGGGCACGGCCTCGCGGAAGAACAGCGCGCCCAGCGCGGCCAGCACGCCGGCGCGGATGCTGGCGGTGTCCGGGCTCAGCAGCACCGTCAGGTTCACGGGCACGAGCGTCGGCACCAGCACGTGCAGCTCGTCGGGTGGGCCGCGCAGCGGATCGCGGATGTAGTCCTCGACGGCCTGGCGCTGAGCTGGCGAGGGCAGCGTCGAGGCCCCGGCCACGTCCGCCATGACGATGACGCCGGCCGTGCACGGACCGGCCGGGTTGCGCAGGCCCCAGGCTCGCGTGATGCCCGGCACCTCGAGCGCCCAGCGTGCGTAGTCCGCCGGTGCGCCGCCCATCGGCGGAAAGCTCAGGCGCTGCGTCAGCCGCGCCAGGGCCAGCTCGTCGCTCTCCAGGTCAGCGCCGCCTGCGAGGCCCGCCGTCGCCGTGAAGCCGCTGTCCACACCGGCCACGGGCGATACGAGCGTCAGAGCGGTCGCTGCCGCCAGGTTGCCGGCCGGACCCTCGACCAGCGCCGCGATTGCGGGCGCCACAGCACCGGCCGCGACCACCGCGTCGGCAGTGGTGCGGAACTGCGCGCCGGCCGCCGTCTGCATCAAGGTCCCGGCCGGCAGCAGACTGCCGTTGACGCCCGTGCCGTTCACGGTTCCGAGCGCCAGCGTGGCGGGCTTTCGCGCCATGCCGTAGGTGGCGAGCCAGCCGTCGAGGAACGCGCCCGAGCTGAACGCGGGCACGCCTTGCCGCGACACGAAGTCCCGCAGGTAGCGGTACGCGCCGTGCAAGCCCACGCCTTGCACAAAGGCCAGGGCGCGCACGTTGCTGCGTGCCAGGTCGAGATCGGTGCCGCTAAGCCCCTGAACGCCCGCCGCCTGCGTGGCCTGCGCGAGGCTCTGCTGCAGCAGCCGCGCCGCGTTCTGCGTGAGCTGCTCGATGCTCGGGATCGGCACCGTCAGTGGCGAGGTGGTGCTCATGCCTCGTTCCAGCGGGTCAGCGCCGTGCCCCAGAGCACGTCGTAGACGGGCGCAATCTCGTCGGGGCGCCAGATGGTCGGTCGAATCGCCAGCCGCTGCCGGCCGGCCTCGGCCCGCACCCAGTAGGCCGCCACGTCGATGCGCCCGGCCAGGCCGTCGCGGAGCATCCACTGCAAGGCCTCGCGGGCGTAGAACTGCGCGCGGGCCGGCACGTCATCCGTCGCCTTGCCCACCGTCAGAAGCCACAGAAGCGAGCCCCAGTCGTCATCGGCCTCGGGCGCGGCAGCCGTGTCGGGCGGCGGCAGGAACTCGGCTCCGACCCAGCCTCGCCGGTCACGCTGGCCGGCAGGCAGCGTGTCGTCGGCGCCGGCGCGAGCGTCGGTGAAGAGGCTGAGCACCACCGCCGTCGCCATGCCTCCCTCAAGCGCGATGGCGTATGTCGCCAGCACATCGACACCGGGCGCAGGCTCCGCGGCGGCGTTGACGAAGCCGGTGTACGGGTAGTTTCGCGGCGCCTCGGGCGGCGTCAGCCGCAGGTCGAAAGGCACCTGCGCCGCTGCGAAAGCGGCACTGCCTGCGGGCATGGGGCGGGTGGCCAGATCGAACACCCGGCCATGGTGCTGGGCGCTCTGCGGCGCGTCCTTGTGAAACGCTTCACCCGCGGGCCACGTAGGGCCTGGCGGGCGGGCTTACCGCGCGGCGGCTACAACCACTGCACTGGTGCGAGCACCAGGTAGGTGAGCTGCACGCTGCCGCCGCCGATCTCGCCCAGGCTGCCGAACATGCACTTGGGCAGCAACGCGCGGCGCCCACTCTGCTGGTCGCGCAGCGTGATCTGCACCTCCGTCTGCCCGGCGAGCGATGCCGGGTCCGTGGCGCTGTTGAACTGAAGCTGCACCGTCACCGTGGTCGGCACTCGCCGGCGGCTGGCGAAGTCGTCGCCGCTGGCACTCGGGCGCAGCTCGTTCTCGAATCGCGCCGCTCCCGAGAGCCGGGCCGAGCCGTCCTCGAAGGCCACGGGCTTGCCGTCGACCACGAGCGTGTCGACGCGGAAAAGGAGGTTCTCGCCTGCCATGGTGTCGGGCTCCTGAGTTGCGTGTCGTGGATCAGACCTGGCCGGCAACGACGAAGCTGGTGATCTCGGTCTGGTAGTGCTGCGTCACGATGACTGGCTCGTCGCGGATCTTCAGCTTGCCGGCCGGCGCGTCGATCTCCACCGTCAGCGTCTGCTGGTAGTAGGGCATGTTCTGGCACAGCCCGGCGTCCATGAACACCTTGTAGAGGCCGACCATGATCTCCTCGGCCAGATCCGGCGTCATGATCTGCTGCCCCGGCAGCGGCTCGGTGATGTACTGCGCAAGCTTGAAGCCGACGTAGCGCGTCTGGAACTCGGTCACCCGGTACCAGCGGTAGTAGCTCATGGTCTTGATCCAGCACAGCTCGGCCATGCTGCGATCGGCAGCGCCGTTGAGGGCATTGGCGTAGTTGGTCACCATGCGCAGCAGGCTGCCGCTGTAGTCGGGCGCGATCGCCAGCGGACTGCCACCCATGACCAGCAGGTTGTTGATCTGGTCCACGGTCCAGTGGTTGCCAGCGCTGGGGCCACGGTAGCCGTTGAGCACGATGCCCGTGTGCGGCAGCGCTGGGTCCAGCGCCGCCTGGCTCTCGATGCGCGCGCCCGCCATCGCGGCCGTCTCCCACGGGTTGGTGCAGTCTCGGGTGACGGCGATCGTGTGGATCTGCTCGCTGTTGCGCGTGCTGAAGAACGTGGTCAGTGCCGCCTCGTTTCCGCGCACGCAGTTCACGAGCTGGGCGTCCTGCATGTTGTTGGCCGCCCAGCGCGCCGTCAGCTCCTGCTCCAGCAGCGCCATGCTCGTGCTGTCGGTGAACGGGCACACGATCTCGGTCGGCCGGTAGCCCGTCATGGCCACCACCAGCGGCGTCAGGTCCGGGGCCACGGTGCCGCCGGCCATGGCCGGCGTGGCCAGCGTCAGGCCCTGCGGCATGCGGTCATCGAAGTAGTACGTGTTGCGCACGTCGATGTCGTTGCCCGAGAGGCCCACCGTCTTGGCCGTGATTCGGCATTCGTTGGTGTTGGCCGTGGCCGCAGCGCTCACGGGTAGCGCCGGCCGTGCGTTGATGGCGGCGATGAGCTTGGTCGCCACCGTTGCCTGGGTGTCGCTCGTGGTCACGCCGAACACGATGCGCTCGCCGCCGATGTAGACCATCACCTCGCCGCCCTGCAGCAGCCCGGCGCCGGCGCCCGCGCTGTTGGTGAAGGCCAGCGTGCTCGTGGCCGCTGCTGCGCCCGCGCCGGTGGCCAGCGCGATGCAGTCGATCGGCATGCCGCTGTCGGCGTTGGCCTTGGCCGCGCGCCACATGCTCACCAGCATCGAGCCCTCGCCGAAGCGCTGGATCGCATCGGCCTCGGTGCTGACGGTGACGATGTTGTTGAGCGGCAGCGCTCCGGCGGCGAGTTTGTGGCCCACCAGCAGCAGCCGCCGGGGCATGCCGCGCAAGCCCCGGATCGCACGGCTGAAGTCGAGCTTGGCCGCGACGAAGGGCACGAGGAAGTTGAGGCTGAGCAG